TCAAACAATTTACCCTATTGGTGATTCTGGATTAACTGTCTTTGTTGATGGTGTGAAAGTATCTTCAGCAGATTATACTGTTGTATTAGCAACTGGTGTTATTACATTTGGTGTAGCTCCACTTGATACTTTAGCTGTAACTGCTACTTATACTAGCAATGATGTTGCAGTGGCTAATGGACTAGATGTAACAGCTGACTATATTAGTTTAGAACCAATAGCTGACACAATAGCTGTAACTGCAGATTACCTTAGTGCTGATGATGTTACAAAAGTTGTAGCAATGTTAGTGATGTTACAAAAGTTGTAGCAATGTTAGCTGGAGAAGCTTTTATTATCGGTGGTGACTGTGATAGTGTTACTTCTGAAGCATTAAAAAAAGTTATATTATCATAGCTTAGATTTATAGTATCCTCTTTGGAGGGTATTATTAAGTTTAAAAGGAGACATAATGTCATTAGACCAACAAAACGATTCATCTAAATTCTTTTTATATTCTGTAAATGTAATGTTACAGATGATTAACGAACTTCCAATAAATGATGATGTTGAATTAGCTGAAGTTTTAGAAGCTCAATTAGCATCATCTGTATTAATAGAAACAAAAAAAGAAGTTCTTGCAGAAGGTTGGGATTTTAATAAAGATGAAAATTATAGTTTTCCACAAGATGTTGAAGGATATATTTCTATTCCAGCAAATGTATTAGATATTACTGATTCACAAGGTGATTTAATAATGAGGGACTGGCGATTATATAGTAAGTCAAGTCAATCTGCTATATTTACAGAACCACAATCATTAAGCGTTGTATGGGATTTAGACTTTAATGCACTTACTCATCCTATAAGAAACTTTATAACAATAAGAGCAGCTAGAAAGTTTCAAGCAAGACAAGTTATGGACAATGCAGTATATAGATACACACAAGAAGATGAAGCACAAGCTCACATGATAGCAAGACGAAGTGAAACATTTACTGGAAATTATAATATGCTTACTTCAACTTATGGACAAGATAATTCGGTAATATCATAATGCCACTAATCACTAACAACAAATCATCATTATTTAATGGAGTTAATCAACAAGCAGCAGAGTATAGACTTGATAGTCAAGTTGAAGAAATGATTAATGCTTATCCAACTATTGATAAAGGTTTGTTGAAGAGAAATCCAACTACTAAAAAAGAGTTGACACAAGATATATCTTATAGTCATGATATGTGGACATTTGCTTATGATAGAGGATTGTCTGGAGATGAGGAAGAAAAGTATTCTATTAATATCATTGATGGAGTAATGGAGATAATTAATATTATTAGTGGAAAAGTATATAAAGAAGCTAATGGACTTTCATCAACTAATGAGGGGTATCTGTTACCTTTTACTGGGAGTAATGGATATAGTGCAACAACAATTAAAGATACTACATTCATAATAAATAAAGCAGTAGTTCCAGAAATTGATTATGTTAATTTTCCAACTCCAGACATTAGTTATTTAAAAGAAGGGTATCTTTGGTTAAAATCTGCAAATCCATCAGCAGCATATACATATAGTGTTACAATTACAGATGCAGAATCAAACATTTTGTCAACAAGTTCAAGTGCAACTACAACAACAGCAGCAGCAACAGCATTGGCAGCTAATATAAGTGCTGATGCAAACTTTTCAGCAGTTGCAGTTGGAAGTACAATCAAGATTACTGGAGTAAATAAATTAGTTAGTGTTGATGCTGGTGATAGCTATGGAGACCAAGCTAGTTTTGGATGGTATAAGTCTATACAGTATTCAACAGACCTTCCAAAGAACTTTAGTTTTACAGATTCTATGGTTGAGATCACTGGTAGTGGAACTAATACCTTTGCTACATATTGGCTAACCTATGTAGATTCAAGTTGGATTGAAATAAAAGAACCCTCATTTAATGGACTCATAGATAAAGAAACTATGCCACATATTTTAATTAGAAATACGAATGATACTTTTACTTTTGAACCTTATGACAAATGGGCAGAAGCTAGTGTTGGAGATATTGATAGTAATCCTTATCCTAGTTTTTTAAATAGCAATACCACAGATGGTTCTATAATTAAAGATATATTCTTCTTTAAGAACAGACTTGGATTTGTTACAGAGAGAGATATAATAATGTCAGAGGTTGGTAAATATGGAAACTTCTTTAGAACATCTACATCTGCTGTTTTAGATTCAGACCCAATAGATACAACTGTTGATACAACACAAGCTATATCATTAGAATTTGCTACATACATAGAAGATAGCATTATGTTGTTTAGTGATAAAGCTCAGTTTAAATTAGACGGAGGAAGAATATTAAGTCCTAAGTCTGTTCAAATAAGTCAAACATCAAGTTATGAGATAAATAAAGATGTAAGACCAGTATTTATGAATGATAAGATTTTCTTCTGTGCAATCAGAGGAGACTACACTGCGTTAATGCAATATGAGATTAAATCAACAAATACAACATCAGAAGCAATAGATATTACTGCTCATGTGCAAACATACATACCAAGTGATATTATAAAGTTGTCAGGTAGTCCAATCAATAATATGCTTTTTTTAACAAGTGCAAGTGATACTGAAACAGTATATGTATATAAATATTATGATGATGGAGATAAAAGAATACAGTCAGCTTGGTTCAAGTGGAGCTTTAATGGAGAAATATATAACTGCTTTAGTCTCGGAAAACAAGTAAACATACTAATTAAAAGATTTCAAAACATATCCGCTACAAATTGGGTAGTTGGAGATGGAGTATGGGATAATAGTAAATTATGGGACAATAGTCAATTATGGGTTATGAGTCCTGAAAGTTTAACATCCGTAGAGCAATTTGAATCAATGCCAATAGTTCCAGTAGATATAGATGAGACATTTCTTGATAATGCTGGAACTGATAATGAAACACTAATAGATACTCTTGTTGCTTTAGGTGAATGGGTATATTCTAGCAATGGAGTAAAAGATATAAGGGGTCATTTAAAAGTTAAAACAATACAAATATCATCTGAGAATGGGAGCGTATTTGAACTAATAGTAAAAGATAACAGTAGAAACTCATCAAGAACTATTGCTTCTAAATATACTGTAAATAGAAGACCAATGATATATGGTGATGCAACCAATTCAAGAGTAGAAATTCATAGTAGTTTCGATACTGGATTTAAAATTAATACAATTAGTTTTGAAGGTGCATTAAATAAAAGAGCAAAGAGATTATAAAGGATAACGAATGGCAGTACAATCAAGTTTTTATGACGGAACTTCTCTAACAAGTAGAACATTTCCCTCAACAAAGCATATAGCAACAAAATCACACATGGCTATATATAAACATATTATATCATCTGGTGAATGGGAACAAATGAATATTTCAGACTATGAGCTTATTAATAATAGTTGTGTTCTCGTACAATTATTAAGTACAAGCATATATGACCAACTTGAAGTAAGGGTAGCAGATACTCCAGATGAACTAATAGATTCACCAAGCGATATAGCAATAGTTGCTGGTATAGCAGCTGATATAACAATAGTTGCGGATATTGCAGATGATGTAGTTGGAGTTGCTGAAATATCTACTGAGGTAGTTGCTGTTAATACAGAACCATTTAAAACATCAATTTTAGAAGCTGGAGATAATGCCGATACTGCAAGTGCAGCAGCAGTTACAGCTACGGAAGCAGCAGATATAGCGGTTGATGCAAAAGATATTACTGTTGAAAAAGAAGCTTTAGTTAGTCCACATTATGATGCAATTGATGCTGTATATGCAAATGAGACAAATGTAAATTTAGTAGCTGATGATATTGCAAATGTAAACCTTGTTGGAGATGATATTGCAAATGTAAATACAACAGCTGGTAGCATAACAAATGTAAATATTGTTGGAGCAGATTTAGCAGAAGAATATAGAAGCATGACAATTACTCAGTTAGCTTTTAAAGACAAGTTTAGATTCTGGGTAGATGATGTAATGTATGAAGTTGAGCATCCAAATGATACGGTAGCTGATATTGAAACTGATGCAGATTGGATAGCTCATGTAATAAACACAACTGTTACCATA